AGGGTATAACCCTAGTTTTCTTTTCAACCACACTCAATATTCTGTATCATGGATGCTTAATATTGATTGCGGCTTTTATGCAAAATTTTATTGAAACCTTTTTGGTTAAAATTTTGCGTGATTGAGTATTTATTGGAGAAAATTTTCTTTTAAAAGTTTTCTGGAACCTTGTAGTGAACGTCTCGCGGTTGCAACAGTACAAATGTAAATACTTTTATCGTGTTGCGTGGCTAGCAATTGAATCTTTGACTGAGGATAGATTGTGAAACCCACGGTCATAATAAAGTATGGTCCAATTTGCTCGCGGACCTGTTTGTATGCTTTGGAGAGCACGGTCGTTGGATTTATTTTGAACGCAGGAGATTGTATCAAGCGGCGTTTCTTACTCGTGGCGATTTCAGATTAATATAAGCCCGATATATGGTAGTACCATTGAAGGCCTCCTACTCAACACATCTAACCGTATCGGAAAAGATCCGATTATTTGTATCGACAGTGTTCCGTGGCTGGATGCACTAGGTACCGACGCTATAGTTTGAACTGTAGTAATGATTTTGTTGAAAGGCACTGTTTATCTGGAACCACGATGTCCATATTTGGAATAAATAACGAACGACGTCTTTAAAATGTATCAAGTCACTTCCATTGCCAATAATGCCTCTAATGGCGAGGTACTCGATTTAAGTTTGCCCAAAACTTTAAATCATCAATCTACTGTTTATTGCGTTTTGAGCGCAAAACACCATGGACATGCGATACAGACCGGTTGTTCGAAAAACGAATACCGACGCATGTCTATTAGTGAGCGATTCAAGATAACAAGCTTATCCGCGCCTAGTGAGATATATGCTGTTACCTTGTTTGATGCTTCTGACTCTGTAATGGAACCGAATGGATTACACGCATTGCGTAAGTACTCTAAGATCTGTAGCGTTGGCTTTAACGATCAAGCTGGCGCTATTGATCGTTTACGTAATGAATTGTCGTCTTATACTGTGTTACATGCCAACTTCGCCGATTCTCTAGTTCTTCGTGATTTGAGAGTTTTTGATAATATACAACCTGTACTTGGAATTAATTTTGAGGGCGCTAATGTACCGATGCCAGCATTTGAGGAAATGTTTTCTCAACTTAAACGTGTTATTGCTACATGCGGCACTAATGAAGATATCTTGCGGGTAACTGATTATCTTTCACGCGAGTGCGTTAGGGTGCGCTTAAATCGTCCAGTAGTTGATGGACATCCTCAAATGTGGCCTTTGCCCAGTCATCTTTCTGAAACTTTGGCAAGCGCTTCTGAGTTTTCAAATCACATGGACAGCATAATTAAGAACGTCAAGGATATGGCCTCTACCACACTTTCTGGTTTCTTGATGCACATAATAGCATTTATAATTGATTTGTACGACTTGTTCTATAATTTTTCTGCTGCCAAGATTTCTTCTATGTTGTTGCGCATTGTGGCCTTAGTGAAACCTTCTATTGACGTTTCTTATATTAAGGAACTTTGGGCGCGCCTACTTGATAAAATATTGCCCCTCCGTCTCAACACAGTTGATACGAACCATTCTGATAAGAGTGTTGTTGACGGACGTCCCAATGTTTTTGGACACGTTGTTGGTGATCCTACCAATTTGGCGTGCGCGAGTGTCGGTGGAGCTGTGGCTGCTGTAATGGTTGCTGGATGCTTGGAAACGGAGGATGTTTTATCCACTGTTTTAAGTGCTATCGCTGCGTTTGTTGGCGTTATTATAGGCGCTGAAGTTATTAGTGCTGTTACCATCAAGTCCGTACTTGCTTGTTGCAAAGGAATTACTATCGTTGGGGCTACTGTTAGGACTCTCCCAATGTTGTTGTCCACTGTTTTCAATTATTTACCAGATGTGATCAAAGGATGGGTTTCTTATTACTGTCCTGAGTACGTTTGGAGTCAATCCCCTGATGGAATAGCTTACAAGCAATGGTTGCTGGATGTGGCCGCTATGACTTCTGATTCGCGAATTGCATTGATAATGCGCAATGCCAATGACCAACGTAAAGTTGAGGATTTGGCTCAACAAGCTTTTAAATTCTTCGAAATCTTTTCTAGCGAAGAACGTCTAAATACTATTATCGCTGGCACATTTCGTGAATCCATGTCAAAAATTATTCGCCTCAATAATCAGGTAACTGAAGCACGTGGCATTGGGCCGCGTACTGAACCTTTTCATGTTTCTGTTTATGGAGCTCCTGGTATTGGTAAGTCCCACTTTGCTAACGCTATAGCCGATCTTTTGGCGCCAACTGAGGACGCCCTTGGAAATCCTATACCGCAAAATATGCGCGTCTATTCTTATACTCCCGGATCGACATTTATGGATGGTTACATGCAACAACCAGTTATGGTCATGGATGACGTCAATCAATTGGCTACTGGCGAAGATGCTATCGAATTGATACGTTTTATTGGTACTACGAGTCTTGTTGCTCCTATGGCTTCACTTGATAATCCGTCTATTGGTGTCAAGGGCACGCGATTCGTGTCTAAGGTGATTGTCTCCACTACTAACGTTGCGTATCCAACTCCCAAGACTGTTGTTAGTTGTGATGCCGTTAGGCGTCGTCGACATTTGCTATTGGAAGCTAGGTGCAAACCAGAATATTTCGATGGTACAAAACTTGATAGCACGCGTTTGTCAGCTGAAGATATTGAGCTTTTCAAGCATCTTGAAGTTCGCACTCGAGATCCTCTACGAGCTAATGGACCTACGGGTGAATGGATTTCTGTTGTTGAGATGATGCGTAGTGTTGTAACCCAGTGCCAAGCTCATCAAGATCGTGAAGAAGCGTACAAG